GAGCTTGATAAAGCAAAGAACGAATACAAGGCCGCTTATGAAACTGGAGATCCTGATGCGTTAATTAACGCTCAAGAAAAACTTAGCAAGCTCCAAAATGAAAAGTTTAGAGTGGAGTCTTACAAACCTAAGAAGCGAGAGGCACCTGCTCCAGAGCCTATAATCAGTAAGCCCAAGGTGGTAGAGCCTGATGCAAAGGCAAAAGATTGGGGTGTTAAAAACGCTTGGTTTGGTGAAGACAGCGAAATGACAGGTTATGCTTTTGGTGTACATGAAAAACTTGTTAAAGAAGGTGTCAACACAAAAAGCGATCAGTATTATGAGCGCATTGATGAAGCAATGCGTAAAACATTCCCAGACAAGTTTGATGAGCAAATTGAGGAAGCACCTGTTCGTCAAACTGGTTCCGTGGTTGCCCCCCAGAGCAGGAGTGCAAAAAAACCACGCAGAGTGCAACTAACCTCAACACAAGTCTCGCTCGCCAAAAGACTTGGCCTTACGGCAGAACAATATGCGGCGCAACTCTTGAAGGAGTCTTCAAATGTCTGATAGAAGCCCACGCACTAATGACACTCGCGCTACTGCGGAGCGTCCTAAAACTTGGAAACGTGCTGGTACGCTACCAACCCCCGAATCCCGCGATGGAATAAAATATCGTTGGATACGCACCTCAACTCTGGGTAATAGCGATAATACTAATGTTTCTTCTAAGTTTCGTGAAGGCTGGATACCAGTCAAAGCTGAAGATCATCCTGAGTTACAAGTGTTGCCTGATATCGACTCTCGATTTCAAGGTAATGTTGAGGTTGGAGGATTGCTCTTATGCGAAAATTCAGCCGAATATGTAGAATCTCGCAGTCAAGCCCACAGGGAAATGAACAAGAATCAAATCGAATCTGTGGACAATAACTTTATGCGAAATTCTGATTCTCGTATGCCCGTTCTGCCCCCAGAACGAAGCACAAAAACAACCTTTGGCAAGTGACCTGAGCGGGAGCTTGCCGTAGATAATAAGGAGGGACAATCATGTCCGCTACTGCCGCTCCCTTTGGACTGCGCCCAGTAGGAAACCTCGGAGGTAACTATAACGGTTCCTTCCGTCAGTATCCTATTCTGAGTACAGAATCCACAGCGATTGTTTTTGGTGATGTCGTCAAGCTAACTGATGCTGGCACAACCACCACAATCCAGAAAGATACTGGCACAACTTCTGCCACGCCTATTGGTATCTTTATGGGCTGTCGCTACACAGATATCAGCACTGGTCAGACCCAATTCAGCCAAGTTTGGTCTGGCGCTGCCCATACAAATGGTATGGTTTATGTTGCTGATGATCCGAATATCCTTTTTACAATCCAAGCTGACTCAACCGTCAATGATGACGATATCGCAGCTAACTGCGCTCTTGTGCAAGGAACCGCAAATACCACTTTAGGTATTTCACGGGTTTCTTTGGACATCAGCACAGCCGCAACAACTGCCGCTCTCCCGATTCGTGTCGTGGATTTCTTAGGTGGTTTTGACGGTGATGAAAAGGGAACAGCATTCCCAATTATGGTATGCAAGTTTAATACTGGTCATCAACTCGGAATCGGTGTCGTTTCTGGCAACGCTCCATCAGCAGCTTAAGAAAGGAGTTGTAATATTATGGCTATTTCTCGCGCCCAGCTCCTTAAGGAGCTTCTGCCCGGTCTAAACGCATTGTTCGGCCTTGAGTACGGAAAGTACGAAAACGAACATTCGGAGATCTATGAAACCGAAACTTCAGAGCGTAGCTTTGAGGAGGAGGTCAAACTTTCAGGCTTTGGTGCTGCACCAGTTAAGCAAGAAGGTTCACAGGTCTCATTTGACACGGCTCAAGAGTCTTTCACAGCTCGCTATAACCATGAGACCATTGCTATGGGCTTTTCGGTTACAGAAGAAGCTATGGAAGATAACCTGTATGATTCTTTGTCTGCTCGTTACACTAAAGCCCTTGCACGGGCAATGGCGTACACAAAGCAGGTCAAGGCAGCTTCATTGTTGAACACTGGTTTTGATACCTTCACATCTGGCGATGGCGAGTTTCTTTTTGATACTGACCACCCGACAGTTGCTGGCGGTAACAACGCTAACCGTCCATCAGTAGCCGCTGACTTGAATGAGACATCATTGGAAGATGCTGTTATCAACATTGCAGCTTTCGTTGACGAGCGTGGTCTTTTGATCGCAGCCCGCCCACGCAAGTTGATTGTACCGCCTGCATTGATGTTTGTTGCAACTCGTTTGCTCCAGACTGAAGGCCGCGTAGGTACTGCTGATAACGATCTGAACGCTATTCGTTCAAACGGTTCGATTCCAGAAGGTTACACTATCAATCACTACCTGACTGATACAGACGCCTTCTTTATCACAACCGATGTTCCAAACGGCATGAAGCACTTTGTTCGTACTCCAATGTCAACATCTATGGATGGTGACTTTGATACAGGCAATGTTCGCTACAAGGCCCGTGAGCGTTACAGCTTCGGTGTATCAGATCCATTGGGCATTTATGGCTCACCGGGTGCTTAATTAAATTAAGCTAATACTATTTGATTGGGCGGCTTTCATGCCGCCCTTTCTTTTGCTATAATAAACGAAACCCTGACAGCCGCATCCTGTGGCTGACACTAGCCACGACAGGAGTGACTCAAATGGCTACTACTACTTTTACTGGAGCGGTACGCTCCAAAGGCGGATTTACCTCTGTAAGCCAAAACGCTACAACAGGTGCATTCTCCACTCTTTCAAGCATCAGCTCAACTGGTGTATCTTCCTTTGATGCGAACACAATGGCTGTAGAAGCTGGCACTGGTATTACAACTGGTAGCGGCACTGTCTATCGTAGCTCAGTGCAGCGTGTAGGCGGCATCATTACAACTCGTATTCTTATTGACCTGACTGGTCTACGCTCAACAGGTGGTGCAGACATCATTGGTGTCAACGGCACAGCACTTGTTTGTCACATTGGTCAGATTACTGCTGCGAAAAACGGCACCATCTTGACTGGAAGCATGGAGTGTTTTGAAGCACCTACTGGTGGTGACCCAGATATTAATGTGCATTCTGCAACAGAAGGCACAGGTGTTGAGGATGGGGCAATCGGTGATTTGACTGAAACGCTTCTTGTCAATGCTGGTGACGCTACACTAGGAAGTAAAGTTTACTTTACTGCCGTCCCCGCTGCCGATCAGTTCTTGTATCTAACAACAGGCGCAGCTACAGACGCTGATTACTCTGCTGGCAAACTCTTTATTGAATTGATGGGCTACGAAGCCTAATAATGAGAGGGGTTAATCCCCCTCTCCTTTTTATAAGGAGATTGAAATGGCAAGATCAGACGTAAAGGTTCAACTCATTAGCGATGAGGTGGCGGCAGACGATGATTTCATTGTTACGGCAGCTAGACCAAACACGGCAGCAACCCTAGCAAATTCGTCTTTTGCATCTGGAGGTGCAAGGCTTCTTGGTGTTACCACAACAGGCACTGGTGACAATGCTAAAACTAATACTATTGTTGGCACAGACGTTTTTGATAATGCGCTCACTGAAGTAATAGTTTCAACGGGTTCAGCCGCACAGGTTGATGGAACGAAGTTTTTTAAAACAGTAACTTCTATTACAAGCTCTGCACAATTCGCGGCAAACATAAAAGTAGGCTCTCTCGCCTCTGCCGCGCAGGCTGTTTTTGGCGGTCGAGTTAGGTTAAAAGGATATTCAATCGTTTCAGGTGGTACTGCTGGTGTAATTGAGTTTATTAATGGCACTCCTGAAGATGGAACTGTTTTATTTAAAGCCAGAACCATTGGAACTGACAACACAACGCTAGATAACACAATCCCAGAAGATGGTATTGTTTTTGAGAATGGGCTTTCTATCAAGTACACAGTGGGTACTATTGATATGATGAATATTTTCTATGCCTAGGAAAAAAGAAACACCGATAAGAACATCGGTCAAGTCTGGTAATTTTCGCGCCACTAAAAAAGGCGCGGGAATGACCGCTAAAGGAGTCAAGGCGTACAGGGCTGCAAATCCCGGAAGCAAGCTAAAGACTGCCGTCACAGGCAAGGTAAAGCCGGGTAGCGCGTCTGCTAAAAGGCGTAAGTCATTCTGTGCAAGATCAGCAGGTCAAATGAAAAAATTTCCAAAGGCTGCTAAGAATCCAAATAGCAGGCTTAGGCAAGCAAGAAAACGGTGGAAATGTTAATGAAACTTGAACAGCAGCAAGTTCAGGAACTCACTGTAGAACAGGTTATGGCAGAGCTTGTGAAGCATGAGGCCGAATGCAATCTGCGATATCAACGCATTGAAGAGCGTCTTGATGACCATAAGGGTCACATGTGCAAGTTAGATCAGCGTCTATGGTGGATTGTTGGTCTTGTGATCCTTGCTCCATTTTTACAGAGATTACTGTAATGACAATTAGTAGAGCTTCAATGCAGAAACAGTTAAAGGGGAATAAGATGCCTAAAAAAATGAAAAAGAAGCCAGTAACAAAGGCGTTTATGGGTTTGTTGACATCATCGCCAGCTTTGAAATTTCTAAAAGACAAGGGAATTATGAGCGGTGGCGCTCTTGGTCTGGGGCAGTTGGCAGCAAAAAAATTAAGAAATAAAAAGAAAGGCTCCGCTCCTGCGCCAGCAGCAGCAGCTAAAACTATGGGTAAGAAAAACCCTATGGGTGATCCCGGTCAGTTTGCTCCAGCCACACCAATGACAATGAGTAAAGGTGGTGCCATGAAGCGTAAGCGTCCGATTGATGGAATCGCACAGCGCGGAAGAACAAGGGCAAAGTAATGCGCCGTAGGGATTACGCATCTGAGTATAAAAATTATCAAAGCAAGCCGTCTCAAAAAAAGAAAAGGGCTAGTAGGAATGCTGCGAGAAGAAAAATGATGTCTGATGGCAGAGTGTCTAAAGGTGATGGAAAAGATGTGTCCCATAAAAATGGCAACCCAAGGGACAACAGATCATCTAATCTAAAGGTTGTTAGAGCGTCTGTTAATAGATCGTTTAGAAGAACAAGCACGGCAAGAAAGGCCAATAGGAAGTCCTAATGGCGAGGAGAGTAGAAAGTGTACACATCAAGCGGAAACGGATTCGCCGTCCCGGCAAACACAAAAAGAATGTCAACAAGCGAAACAAAGTCAAAACATTCTTTGGTTAAGGAGCATTGCGGCCCCAGATGTCCTAGATGTCAAGGCAGCTTAAAAACAGTTAATGTACATGGTCACGATCAGTGTGTTGTTTGTGGATCTGTAATAGATGATTGTTGTCAAGGAGAAGTATTGTGCGAAGGTGTCCAACCAAAAAACCAGTAGCTATGAAGAGTGGGGGAAGTGCAACTGTAAAAAACCCAGTAGCTAAAGCTGTAAAAAAAATTAAACCAAGCATAGTAAAGCCAAAGAAAGGTAAGGGGTCTTACAATAGGAAGGCCTCTTCTTTTAGTTCTGGTGGTGCAGCAAAGGTAAGATCTGCTGGCAAGGATTATATGGCAAGCGTTAGGGCAAAGACTCCAGCAACTGGAGTAAGGGCCAAAGCAAGGCAAAAGGCCGCAAAAGAAAAGATTGAGAAAGATTTGAATAAATCCCGCAAGGGTTTTGCCACCCCAGCCAGACAAGCAGAATTGAAGTCAGGCGGAAACGTAAAGAAGAAGGTTGGCAAAGTAGTAAAGGCTCTAAAGAAAGCCTCTAAGTCACATGCTGGTCAGGCCAAGACACTATCTGCTCTTAAATTAAGAGAGGGTGGGTCTACAACAAAAAGAAAGCCAAAGTTAAAAACGCCAAAAGGCACGAAGGGATTTAAGGGAATCCAGCCTTTGAAACCCACTACCATGAGGGCAAGTAGATATGAGTCTGGTGGTGATGTTGAGCCAATGAAAAAGGGCGGCAAGACAAAGTCCCGTGTTAATGAAGCAGGAAACTACACAAAGCCCGCGTTAAGAAAAAGAATATTCAATAGAATTAAGGCTGGCGGAAAAGGTGGCGCTCCGGGTCAGTGGTCAGCAAGAAAAGCGCAAATGATGGCATCAGCTTATAAAAAAGCTGGCGGTGGATACCGAGACTAGATGTTCAGATATATATTATTTTGCGCCGTTGTTAATACTTCGTCAGTTGAAATAGAAACAGAAATAATAAGTATGCATGACACCATATCTGAGTGTCATGTGGCTAGTACGGTTCATGGCTTTGACAACGAAAAAGATCAGTGTTTTTGCATAGATATGGAACTTAGATAATATGATTGCAGAGACCCTCGCGGGTATATCATTATTCAAGGCGGCAGTTGATGGCATTAAAGGTGCTATCGGCACAGCTAATGATGTGGGTGATATAGCAAGTTATATAGATAATTTATTTGAGGGTGAAAAACAGGTACAGAAGTTAAGAAGTAAAAAATCAGGTGTTGGTGGTGTTGCTGATCAATTTGGTGTAAAATCAGTAGCAACTGAGGTTATTAATGCAAAACTTGCTAAAGAGCAAATGCAGGAAATAGCCTCTATGGTTGATATGAGGTTTGGTCACGGTACTTGGAAAAGTATAACTGAGGAAAGGGCCAAAAGAATAAGGGAAGCAAAGGAAGCGGCGGCAGCAGCCAAAAGAGAGCAGATAAAAAAACAAAGAGAGTTGGAAAATAACATAAAAATGGGTTTGGGTATTTTTGCTCTTACAATAATAATCATTGGTCTTTTTGTTTTTTTAATGGTTTCGGTAGCCGCAGCTCTTAATGTTTAAAAGTTATAGGGAACTTTATGCCGTTAAAAAAATCGCAAAGAAGTTTGAAGTCTTGGACTAAGCAGAAGTGGAGAACCAAGAGTGGAAAGCCGTCCACACAAGGGCCGAAGGCAACGGGAGAAAGATATCTTCCGGCATCAGCTATTAAAGCCCTCTCGTCTTCGGAGTATGCGTCCACC